ATGAGACGATGAGGGAAGAAGACGAGACAGCTTATGAATTCCACTCAGATCTGTTAGAAATAGATACTAACTTACCAGTTATAGATGATAAAAATTTAGTAGTAGCATTTAGTGAAAATCCTAAGTATAAATCAGAAGGAGATATCAAATATGTAGGCGAATATAAGTATCAGTCAGTTCCAGCAAAAGATAGTAATTTACTCAAGCATAGACTTTTCGGCACTTTTCAACCTAAAACAGCTCCAGCTCCGCTTAACGAAGCTGAGGTAGAAGATACCTCTAAATTAGATTTAAATAACTTTGGTAACCCGGATATTCTTCAGACTCAACTAAACAAATACAAGAATCTTCCAACTCAAGTAGATGGTATAGAAGAGGATTTAGAATGTATGGTAGACCAACTTACAAACCACTTTATAGGTGTACTCTCTGATTGTGACCTTACGCCGATGGATGAATGTCAAACGTTATCTGGTATTCCAGAATGGGAAAACAGTAAACCAATGGACGTTCGTACCACGGCCGGTGAACCCTTTGCACGAATGGGAAGATCCGTAGGTCTCAAGAAGAATGCGTTTCTGAAAGTAGAGAATGCTCCCAACGGGAAGAAGCTCTATACCTTCAACGAACAGCCACATACAACTTATCTTGTTAACGCAATAAACAAGAAAGAAGAAATGGCTCGTAAAGGTATTAGAACTCTTTCCCTTTGGAAGAATTGTCTAAAGGATGAAACCCGCCCCTTTGAGAAGTGTAAGATTGGTAAAACCAGGTTATTCACAGCAGCACCTTTCGATGTAGTATATTTAGGTCGTAAATATTTCGGTAAGTTTAAGGAAAATTGGCAGGAAAATAGGTTCAAATTATTCCATGGTGTAGGAATCAACCCAGTCTCTTCAGAGTGGTCAGTTTTGGCGAAAAAGCTCCTTGAAAAGGGATCCGACTTCTCCGATGCTGATTACTCTTCTTATGATGGTTACATCAGAGCCGACTTTGCGCGAGCAGCTGGTAAGATTGTTATTAATACAATCATGTCAGTTGCTGGTGGCGAGCGAACTCTGTTGGAAACATTATGTGAGGAGTATGTTGAAACCTTCCATGTTAGCG